TCGCCGTAGAATTAGACGCAACGCAAAGGGTAGAATTATTGTTCAACGCAATGTAAGACGTTCAGCAATAAAAGGATTTAGAATTTCTGGTAATACAGTTAAAAGAATTCCTGCAATGGCAAGAATCCAGAAATCAAGAAAGTTAAAGAGATATTGGAAAACTAAAGGTAGAGCAAAGTTGAATAGAACATTACTGAAAAGAAAAATGTCTTTGCGCCGCCGAACATCAATGGGAATAAAATAAATGTACGAAGTAAATAATACGCTAAAAGGTACCAGCACCATTCGTGTTGTTGACCCTGGCACATACACCATTACTCTAGCAAACTTATCATCAAATACACAACTTGAGACTGTCTCTGCGGCAAATATCAAGCGTATTTTCTGGTCATCAAATGGATACATTAACATTGGACGTGGTGATACACCTACTCCTATGTTGGCGCTTCATGGTTCGGGTGAAATGAGACTTGACGATTTGGGTTATACATTAGCAAACACCAACACAGGCAAAGTAACTGTTACTGTTGTTACAGGTGGTTCATGTGTTATCGAATTGTCTAAAACTGCAACCTATTCAACAGATTTGGATATAACATAAGATGAAACTAATTACAGAAACAATTGAAGACGTTCAGTATATTACTGAAGTAAAAGAAAACGGAAAGAAAAACCTTTTTATTGAAGGCGTCTTTCTAGTTGGAGAACAAGCTAACAAGAATCGTAGAATGTATAAGATGGATACACTACGAGAAGAAGTTGGCCGATATAACCAAGAGTACATTATGACAAATCGTGCTTTGGGAGAATTAGGACATCCAGATACACCAACATTAAATTTGGAACGTGTGTCACATAAAATCATTTCTCTTAAAGAAAATGGTAATGTTTTTATTGGTAAAGCACAAATTCTTGAGACACCATACGGCAACATTGTAAAGAATTTTATTGATTCTGGAGTTAGTCTAGGTGTTTCCTCAAGAGGTATGGGTTCTTTGATTCCTGGTGAAGACGGAATTAACATTGTTGGTGGCGATTTTCGTTTGGCTACGGCCGCAGATATTGTTGCTGATCCTTCAGCACCAGGTGCATTCGTAAACGGCATTATGGAAAACAAAGAATGGTTATTTGTTGAAGGACGTTTTGTTGAGGTTGATATAGTCAAAACAAAACAAGCAATTCAAAGAGCCCCAAGAAAAGATGTTGAAAAGGTGGCTATTCGCCTCTTTGAAAATTTTCTATCAAAACTTTAATTATTATAAATAAATATACACAAAAGGAGATTCCTAATGGCTACAAATAAACTTTTTGAGGCGGCTGCTGAGATTCTTGCATCAGGCAAGGGTAAGAATGCTATGCCTCCAGAAAAGCTACCTGGCGAACAAGTTGATGCTGGCGGTCCAACCCCAATGAATGCCAAGCAAGACGATGACTCGCACAAAATTACGCCCGCAACAAAGAGTGCAACAGCACCGGCGACTAAACCTTCTGCGGCTTCTGCTAAACAAGAAGAAGTAGAAGTTGAGGGCGAAGTTGTTTCAGAAGAACAAACAGAAGAAGTTGAACTAAATCTTTCCGAAGATATTGACGCTTTGTTTGCTGATGACAAAACAATCTCAGAAGAATTCAAACAAAAAGTTACCACAATTTTTGAAGCCCGTGTCCTTGACCGTGTTAAACAAATTGAGGAAGAAACTGAATCTCGCTACGCATTTATGTTAGAAGAAGCAGTTGAAGCAGTTAAAGAAGACTTAACCGAAAAAGTAAATGACTACATTGCTTATGTGGTTGAGCAGTGGATGGCAGACAATGAAATCGCAATTGAAAAAGGCATTCGTGCTGAATTGACAGAAGATTTCATCTCTGGTCTCCGTAACCTATTCGCAGAACACTACATTGATGTTCCTGCAGAGAAAGTTGACCTCGTTGACGAAATGGCTACCAAGATTGATGAATTGGAAGGCAAGTTAAACGAGGAAGTTGAGCGTTCAGTACAGTATCGTAAAGAACTTGTTGAAGCGCACAAAGTAGAAGTTACCCGTGAAGTAAGTGAAGGTTTGACCGACACTCAAGTTGAAAAAATTAAAACACTTGCAGAGAGTGTAGAGTTCTCCACAGAGGAAGAATACAAACAAAAACTTGAGACAATTCGTGAAAACTATTTTCCTTCTGGTGTAAAGAAGGCCGATGAAGCCCAACTTCACGAACAAATGAATGACGATGTTGAAGACAAGAAACCACAAGTTTCTAACGATGCATTTGTTAATTCCATTGTTCAATCGATTTCAAAAACAAACAGATTTTAATTTAAACCCAAGGAGACTCTAAATGTATCTTTCCGAAGACCTACAAAAAAAATGGGCGCCTGTTCTAGAACACGCTGACCTACCAAAAATTACCGATCCATACAAACGTGCTGTTACAGCATTGGTACTTGAGAATCAAGTACAAGCTATGGCTAAAGAAAATGGCTATCTAGCAGAAGCGTCACCAACTAACTCATCTGGCACAGGTGGTTTCGGTAGTAGTGCTCTAGCAACTGGTGCTGTTGCTGGTTTTGACCCAATTCTTATCAGCTTGGTTCGCCGTTCGTTGCCTAACTTAATTGCTTATGATATCTGCGGTGTTCAGCCTATGACTGGTCCAACAGGTATGATTTTCGCAATGCGTTCAATCTACGGTTCCAACACTCAGCCATCTGGTTCAAATGAAGCCTTCTACAACGAAGCTAATACAAACTTCTCGGCTGCTGGTGCTTCTCTTGCACAAGAAACTCTTGCAATGAAGTCTGCTACATCTGACCGTCCATTCGGCGTGTTTGATGCTAACACTTCTGTAGGTCTTAATACAGCATCTGGTGAAGGTGATGCTCTACAAGAAATGGGCTTCTCAATTGAGAAAGTTACCGTTACTGCTAAGACCCGTCAATTGAAAGCTGAATACTCAATGGAATTGGCACAAGACTTGAAAGCAGTTCATGGTCTTGACGCTGAAACCGAATTGAGCAACATTCTTTCTTCTGAGATTCTTGCTGAAATTAACCGTGAAGTTCTACGTACAATCTATACAGTTGCTAAAGTTGGCTGTAAAGTTGGTACAACCACAGTTGGTACTTTTGACCTTGACACAGACTCTAACGGTCGTTGGATGGTTGAAAAAGTTAAAGGTCTTGCATTCCAATTGGAACGTGAAGCTAACACCATTGCTAAGACAACCCGTCGTGGTAAAGGTAACGTGATGATTTGTTCTTCTGATGTAGCTTCTGCTCTTGCAATGGCTGGCATCCTAGATTATTCATCAGCACTACAAGGTCAAGTTAGCCTAACAGTTGATGACACCGGTAATACTTTTGCTGGTACATTGTTCGGTCGTATCAAAGTGTACATTGATCCATATTTCGGCGCTAACTCTACTTCTGAGTTCGCAGTTATGGGCTTCAAAGGTTCTAACGCTTATGATGCTGGTCTATTCTACTGCCCATACGTTCCTCTACAAATGGTTCGTGCAGTTGATACCACAACCTTCCAGCCAAAAATTGGCTTCAAGACCCGTTACGGTCTAGTTGCTAATCCATTTGCTGAAGGTGCGACTCAAGGTCAAGGTGCTTTGACACAGACAAGCAACTTGTACTACAGAGCATTTAAAATCACAAATATAATGTGATTGTAACCCCACATTAAGATGGGGATTTATAGAGGGAACTTCGGTTCCCTCTTTTTGATTGTGTTTTACATAAAGTTGTTAAATTATAAATAAGAATATGATTAAACACAAACATCATATCATACCGAGACATGCGGGTGGTACCGACCATCCATCAAATCTAGTTGAATTAACCATAGAACAACACGCCGATGCACACAGAATCTTGTATGAAGAATATGGTAGAAACGAAGATAAGTGGGCATGGTTAGGTTTATCTGGTCAAATAGGTAAAGATGAAATATTAAGGCAAATTGCTATGGCGCAAAAAGGTGTAAAGAAACCAGAAGGATTTGGTGAAAAGATTAGTGCATTCAGGAAGACATTTAAGTATTCCGAAGAATCTAAAAAGAAAATGAGTGATGCTAAAATAGGTAAATCCATTTCAGTAGAACAAAAAGAAAAAATAAGACAATCAAATATAGGTAAAAAACAAACTGCTTATCAAAAACAAAGAGCCGCAGAAACAAGACAAAAAAAATATATGCTGACTAATCCGGATGGTGAATCGTTTGAAGTATTAAATTTATCAAAGTTTTGTAGGGAAAACGGATTCAATCAAGCAAATATGTGTATGTCAAGGATTAAAGGATGGACGTGTAAAAAGATTATATAAATATACATATGGCAACTACACCAACATCAAGCACTCCACTAAATCAGAATTTTTTACACCCAAATAAGTTTCAATTAACTTTCTCACGGGTGCCAAACATTCAGTATTTCTGCCAAGCAGTATCAGTACCTGGTATCTCTATGGGAGAAGTACCAGTGTCTACACCATTCGTAGAGAAATATTCTCCTGGTGAAAAAGCAATCTATGATTTACTTAACGTTACATTTGCTATTGATGAAGAAATGCGTTCATGGATTGAGATACACGATTGGATTCGTGCTATGACATTCCCAGAAGACTTTGAACAATACAGAGAATTGCCTAGATTATCTAAAAATTTTGGTAATCCAAAGACGCCACAATTTTCTGATGCAACACTTACCATATACTCATCTGCATTTACACCATTATACAGATTTAAGTTTGTAGATGTATTTCCAACATCACTAGCATCTTTCATGTTAGCATCACAAGATACACCAGAAAATATTCTAACATCTGATGCATCTTTCAGATATACCTACTACACTATTGACAAAATGTTTTAATTAATGTATACTCCTACAAGGAGGAATTGTAATGACTAAACTTGAAGAATTGATGAATGAGTGGAATAAAGATTCCAAAATTGATAGAACAGAGCCTGGTAAAGCACTAATTGATATACCACAGCTTCACAGTAAGTATCTGAACATTCTATCACACCATAAGTTGCTTTGTAAAGATGCTGACTTCAAATATTCCCGGATGAAGAAAATTAAATGGGAATACTATACAGGTAAGATGGGCGATGATGATTTGAGAAAGTATGGTTGGGCACCATTTCCATTCACTATCAAGTCTGAAATTACCACATACATGGAAGCAGATGAAGACTTGAATAAATTTATTGCATCTAGGATGATGCATGAAGAAATTGTTAGTTGCTGTGAGTTGATTTTGAAAGAACTACATAGTAGAACATTTCAACTTAAATCATTTATTGATTGGGAACGGTTCGTACAGGGTGTCTGATTTAATTATTAGTAAGGTCAATGAGGCTTATATAAAGTTAGAGTGTGAAAAAAGCCTCGCTCAAGAAATATCTGACCATTTCACATTTCATGTTCCTGGATATCAATTTACACCAGCATACAAGAATAGGTTATGGGATGGAAAGATACGCCTTCTTGATTTAAGAACTTACTCTATGTACTATGGTTTGATACCATACATACAAAAGTTTTGCGATGATAGAAACTACAAAGTATTTTATTATCCAGAAGTCAACTTAACAAACAACTTCTCAGTTAAAGAAGCCGAACAGTTTATTGAGACTTTGAATTTACCTATTGTACCAAGAGATTATCAACTATCTTCTTTTGTTCATGCGATAAGAAACAAACGTTCACTACTACTTTCACCAACAGCGTCAGGTAAATCTCTTATTCTTTATTTGATTCTCCGCAAGATTCAAGATGAAGACCTTAAGAAAGGTTTGTTGATTGTGCCAACAACATCTTTGGTAGAACAGATGTACTCAGACTTCAAATCATACGGATATGATTCTGAAACAAACTGCCACAAACAATACGCAGGTAAAGATAAAAACACAGATAAGTTTTTAACTATCACCACTTGGCAATCTATCTACAATCGTGAGCCAGAATACTTTGAACAATTTGATTTTGTTCTTGGTGATGAAGCGCATCAATTTAAAGCTAAGTCGCTGGCTACAATTATGACTGGTCTTACTGAAACGAAGTATCGCATAGGTTGTACTGGTACTCTTGATGGCACACAAACACATAAACTTGTTCTTGAGGGTTTGTTTGGTGCTGTGTTGAAAGTAATAACTACCAAAGAATTGATTGACAATAAACAACTAGCAGACTTTAAAATAAAATGTCTAATACTCAAACATCCAGAAGAAGCGTGTAAGCAAGCTAGGTCTTGGGACTATCAATCCGAGATAGAATACATAGTTATGAATGCACAAAGAAATGCATTTATTAAAAATCTAGTTTTGTCATTAAAAGGAAACTCTTTAGTTCTCTTTCAATTGGTTGAGAAACACGGTAAAGAATTGTTTAAGTTGATAGACGCTGAAAAGGGAAATCGTAAAGTATTTTTTGTTTACGGAGGAACAGATGTTGAAGTCAGAGAATCAATTCGTGCTATTACAGAAGGAGAAAATGATGCTATTATTGTGGCATCTTATGGCACTTTTAGTACTGGGATTAACATTCGCAACCTACACAATGTCATCTTTGCTTCTCCATCTAAATCTCGCATTCGCAATTTGCAGTCCATTGGTCGTGGATTACGAAAGGGTGACAACAAAGAATCAGCAGTCTTATTTGATATCTCAGACGATTTTAGAGTAGGCAAATATACCAATTTTACCTTGCGCCATTTTGTGGAACGTGTTAAAATATATGAAGATGAGAAGTTCACCTACAAGTTTTACAACATAGAGTTAAAAAATGCATAACGAAATAAAAATTCTAAGATTACAAGATGGCGAAGATATCATAGCCTCGTATCATATAGATGAAAGCAAAATGGTTGTAATGAACAGTCCTATGAGTTTGTTTTTTAAACGAATCAGTAGTGGTAAATCTATGGTGATGATGGCACCATGGTTGCCTTTAGAATTGATTGGAGAGAATACAGCTAAGTTATATGAGACAAGCGTTCTTACGATAATTGAACCTAAGAAATCTCTTGTTGATTACTACTTGAGTGCTGTAGAAGATAGTAATGAAATGATTAAGATGAATGCAGATGCTATTGATGAAGCATTGCTTAATGACTCTAATGAAGATGATGAATTTGAGTATGAAGATGATGATGATTGTGAAATAGAACAGGTACAGAATTCAATTAAGGATTCTAAAAATACCTTATTACATTAGTATTTAACGGACCCACACCGTGATTGTACGCTTGACTCCACAACCTGTCAAGTGTTATTTTAGGAAATAATTGATGAGAGAGAAACATTACGTTAACAATGCCGATTTTTTGAAAGCATTGATAGACTATAAGACTGCATGTGACACAGCTAAGACTGAGGGTAAAGAAGATCCTATAGTACCAAACTATATTGGGGAATGTTTCCTAAAGATTGCTAATCACTTGTCCCGCAAACCAAACTTCATATCATATTCTTTCCGAGAAGAAATGGTATGTGATGGTATTGAGAATTGCATTATGT